AAATTTTGATGGGTGGCAACTTAAATGGACCGGAGAAGGTTCAGAGAGTTGGGATGCAGAAGGATTAACTCCAAAGGGTAAAGAATGCGTTATAGAGATGAAATTCAGAAATAAGCATTATGATACCAAGATGTTAGAAAAGTTTAAATACGATAAACTAATAGGTACTGGTAAAGTTGCTCTATACTTTGTAAACGACCCAAAGGCAAACTATTTGTTTTGGTTGAATGATATTGAACTCCCAAAGGCAGTAAATAAATACTGTCCAGAAACCACAATGTGGGGAAATAAGAAAGTTTTAAAACCTTGTTATCTGCTTGAAGAAAGCAAAGCAGTATTGATAAATAAAAATAATTCTGAAAATAATTAACATTTTTTGTTTATAATCCAATTATTTATTTTATATTGCGGTATAATTAAAAACCAAGACAAATGAAAGAACTAATTGAAACACTAAAACAAATTGACATTGACTTTTACAAAGGAATTTATACAGTAGGAGAAAGATACGATTTAATTAAAGAAATCAACCAAGTATTAAAAAACCAAAAATTTATTTAAAATCAAAGACAAATGGAAACAATTAAAAGAATTATCAAAGAACGAAAAGAAAACAAGAACTTAAAACCTTACAAGGTTGTTAGATTATCAACTGGAGTTGTATGTGAGCATTATAATAACGGACAAGTAAAAGTTATATAGTTATGATAAAGTTGATACCTACTAAACAACAAATTAAAGAAGCTAAAAAGTTATTTGATTTTGGTAAGTTAAATAATAGCGTAACAAAAGGTAAAGGTAATTTAGCAGGAGCATTAGGAGAAATATTAGTAAGAGATTATTATAATGGTAAGCAAGAAAATACATTTGACTATGATTTAATTTTAAACAATAAAAAGGTAGATGTAAAAACTAAAAGGTTTTCAAATATGCAAACTCCAAACGATAAATGGAGTGCAACACTTTTTGGTTTTAATATAAATCAAAAATGTGATTGGTACTGTTTTGTTGGAGTATCTAATGATTATAAAACATCATATATTTATGGGTTTAAACAAAAAGATAATTTTTACAAAGAGGCTTCATTTGGTAAGAAAGGAGAAGTAGACCCAAATGGAAGCGGTAATAATTGGACTTTTAGAGATGATACTTATTATTTATCAATTAAAAATTTAATTTTATAGTTATGTACAGAAGATTATTAATACAAAAGATTCAGCAGTTGATTGACAAGCTACCAATAAGCAAAAAAAGAAAAGAAGTTAAACAAGATTTATTAAATTTGAAGTTAAGTTCTGATGATAAATTTTTTATTTCATTGGCTAATAAATATAAAAACATAAACAAATGAGAGGCACACAACCACATTACGAGAATGGAAAAGATTACGATATTATAGATGTCATTAGAGATTATGAACTAAACTTTTGCAGAGGTAATATTATTAAGTATATTGCAAGAGCAGGAAAGAAGCACGATGAACTTCTTGACTTAATTAAAGCACAAGATTATTTAAATAGAGAAATAGAATTATTAAGAAGTAAAAACAAAATAGACAGATGAACCAATTAGATTACGATTTAGACAGATACTACGAAAGCGTAGAAGAACAAGGAGAATGCAGAGAATGTGGAACAACAATAGATTTAGATGAAAAATATTGTAGTAGAGATTGTTTTAAAGCATCAATGTTATGATACTGCTAATAGATGCTGATAGTTTAATATTCGCAAGTTGTTATCGTAAAAGATTAACACCAGATGATTCTCCTTATTATGAGAAACTATCTGATGCAACAGACAAGTTTGATGAACAACTTATGGGTATTGTTAATGACCTGGAGGAACATTACGAGATAGACAAGGTACTTATATTTAGTGGTTCTTTAGGTAACTTTAGAAAGCTAATAACAAAGAAGTACAAAGCTAATAGAAACAACCAACAGAAACCACCATTATTAAATGAGGTACACGCATACGTAAAAGATAAACACAATTCTATTTACGGATATGGTGTGGAGACAGATGATATGGTTGCAAGATATTGGTATGATTTATCTAACGAGTTTGGAAGGGATGAGGTTATGATTGTATCAATAGATAAAGATTACAAACAGTTTCCTTGCTTGATGTATAACTATCACTACAAACATAAGGTAGTGTATGACATAACAGAAGAAGAAGCAATGTACAATCTATATGAGCAAATGATTATAGGAGATACTGCTGACAATGTAAACTATTTTAAAGGTAAGGGAAAGAAGTTTGCTGAAAAGTATTTATCTGATTGTAATAGCAATTACCAATATACTAAAAAGATGTACGAACTATTTAAAGAGGTACACAAAGGAAAAGCAAAACAAAGGTACATTGAGTGCTACAATTTATTAAAATTAAGAACAAACTAAATTAGACAATATGAATGAAATTAAGATGATAGAATCAATAAAGGAATATGTAATTAACCTTTATGGTTTAGATATTGAAAAAGATACAAGAAAAAGAGAATACGTAGATGCAAGAGCGTTTTATTATAAGCTATGTAGAGAATTAACTAAATGCAGTTTAACTACAATAGGAGAATCAGTAGGTAGAGACCATTCAATAGTATTACATTCATTTAAAAATATATTACACCATTTAGATACAGAAGAAATTGAAAGAGCGTATTTACATTTTGGAAAGGTAGAGAACTTACCAAAAGAATCTTATTCTTATTTAGAGTATCAAAATAAAAAGTTATCAAATGATTTAAAAAAGAAAGAAGCAGTATTAAGATTGTTACCACAGTTAGAAACCATTTACAATAATCTAAACGAATTAACAGAAGAACAAAAGCAAATAGTAAACAGAAGAAACGAGATGCAGTTTGATACTATTGCAAAATGTTTAAATAGAGTTGAAGAAATAATAGAAACGGAAACAGAAACAGAATAAAATGAAAAACGATAAACAATTAGATTATTTAAAAGTAGTATTACTTGGACAACTTACAATAGAAGCAATAGAAGATTTACAAGGTACTAACAAATACAGACAGAACTTAAAAAATCAAGGTAACAAGTTTCTAAATATGTTAGAGGGGTACGTACAAGATGATTACAATACTGTTTACTTAAACAACCAGGAGATGACCACAAACGTATTAAGAAAGATTACTACATTAATGGACAAGATAAAGAACTCGGATATAGATGAACTTGTTATGTTAGATGCAGTAATAGATAAATACAAAGAAAATCAAGAATGGTTTATGCAACACGAATCTGCTGAATTTTTAAAATTAGATTAAAATGAATGATAAAGTAAAATTAGGAGAAATTGTTTTTTGTGATTTAATAATAATATACAAAGGAACTAAATATAAATTAGAAAAAGTAGTTTATAAAAATGATGGAAATTTGTTTTATAATAGAAAACATTTACAAGAATTAAAAATTAAAGAACCAGTAAAAATTGAAGATATAAAAATTATATCTCGATTAGGATTTGAAAATAAATCAAAAGGGTTTACAGAAGTTAAAGCAAGCAATGAGAAAAGAAATAAAATAACTGGAGCTTATGAATAATTTAGAACTAAACAAGATATATTGCGAAAGTAATTTAGATACTATGTCAAGAATGGATGATAGTTTTGTAGATATAATAGTTACATCTCCCCCATATAATATTGGTAAATCAAGAATTAATGGTGGTTTTAATTCTAAAAAATACGATAAATATAATGACAACTTAACTAAAGAGGATTATTTTAAACAAACTAAAGTTTGGATTGATGAAATGATTAGAGTTACAAAATATCACGTTTTTTACAATATACAAGAAGTTACTGGTAATAAAGGTATAATAGCTTTTATAATGAACGAGTACAAAGAACAAATAAAAGAGGTGTTTATTTGGGCAAAAAAAAATCCTCCATCAAGTATTGTTGAAACTATGTGTAGTTCTGGTTATGAATATATATTTTGTTTTAGTAAAGACAATCCAGAAAGTAGAAAATTTAATTATTGCAACTTTAACAATAGGAACGGAGATTATATGAAAAATATAATTATAAAACCAGTTAATTCTGGTAAAGAAAACGCAGGTCATTCCTTTGCTTTTGGGGATTGGTTACCTAACCATTTTATAAATTACTTTAGCAAAGAAAACGATATAGTTTATGACCCTTTTATGGGTACTGGTACAACTGCAAAATCTTCTCATATATATAAAAGGAGATGGATTGGAAGTGAATTGAGTGAAGAATATACGCAAATTGCAAATAAAAGGTTAAAACCATATTTAACACAAACTACTTTATTTTAAGGTATTTAAATAAAATAATTAATAATTAACTATATACTAATATGCAACTAATAAACATTCAAGAGGTTAGACCTAATGAAAACAATCCAAGATTTATAAAGGATTACAAATTTAAGAAACTTGTAAA